TGGTAATACACAAGGTATGGATTGTACAAACATCACAAGTCCAGGTAGTATAGCTTACAAACAATGTATTGCTGCTCTTGGTAATGCTGATGAGTTCGATATTAACTTGATTGTATTGCCTGGTATCTTTAGAGAACAACACAGTTATGTAACTGAAATTACTATTGATATGTGTGAAGCTCGTGGAGATTGTTTCTACATTATGGATAATGTTGTGTTCCCAGCTAGTAATCAGTCTGTTGGATTGATTGATGCTGCTATTAACACGGTTGCTACAATTGATAGTAACTATGTTGGTACATACTACCCATGGGTTAAAATCCTTGATACTAATATGAACAAGATTATCAGTGTTCCGCCATCAGTTGTCCTACCTTCGGTGTATGCAGCAAATGATAATGCTGCTGCTGAGTGGTATGCTCCGGCTGGATTGAATCGTGGTGGTATTACGACTGCTGTTCAAGTATTAGATAGAGTAACACATGCAGAACGAGATCAATTATATGAAGGTCGTGTTAATCCTATCGCAGCATTTCCTGGACAGGGAATATGTGTATGGGGTCAAAAGACGCTTCAAATTGCTCCAAGTGCTCTTGATCGAATTAATGTAAGAAGATTATTAATTAACTTGAAGAAGTTTATTGCAAGTTCTAGTAACTTCTTAGTGTTTGAACAAAATGTTGCTTCAACACGTAACCGATTCTTGAGTATTGTTAATCCATTCTTGGAAAGCGTACAACAACGTAATGGAATTTACGCATACCAAGTTAAGATGGATGCTGAAAATAATACACCAGACTTGATTGATAGAAATATCCTCTATGGTCAAATCTACATTCAACCAACCAGAACTGCTGAGTTCATTATTTTGGACTTCAACATTCTGCCAACTGGTGCTTCGTTCGGTGAGTAATTAAAAAAATATAAATCGCAACCCCACCCCTAAAAAGGTGGGGTTTTTTATTAATGTTAAATATTTATAATATATGATACTTTTTTCTAAAATTTTTAATGATATCAACGAAGCAGATGAATCTGGTAATTATGATGAACTAGTTAGATTAATTGACGTTGTTTTGAATGATACTAATAAATTAGTTGTAGATAACTTAGAAGCTATTAAAAAAATGATTCAAAACGGTAATATTAATAAAGATATTTTAGAAGTTTATTTATCTAATTACAAACGTTATTTTAATAGAGATAGTGGTGGAACACCAGAAGTAGTTAGAGGAATTACAATGCAAAATAAAATCGAAGATTTATTAAAATGATTACTTTATTAGATTTATTATCAGAAGCTAAATTGCCTCAGAGCGAACAAAATATGGATTTGTATGCTCGGAAGTATAAACGTACAATAGATTATTTAAGTAGTAAAAATAAAGTATTATTATTAACAACTAGTAATCGTTGGAGTGGACATAAAGAAGATATTCCTAAAAGTACGCAGTTGGCAATTAAAGCACAAGAGTTTTTAGGTAAAGAAAAAGTAACTTTAATTGATACTACAAAATTAAACATAGTTCCGTGTGAAGGAAATGTTTCATCTAAGTGGGGAAATAATTGTGGCACAAAAGATGCATCATTAAAAGACAAAGACAAAAATCCTACTGGGAATCATCGTTGTTGGGCGAGTATAAATAATAAAAATGATGAACTTTGGAAAATAAGTAAAGAATTATTTGAAAGTGATTGTGTTTTATTTTTTACAAGTATAAGGTGGGGTCAAGCAAATGGATTTTATCAAAAGTTAATTGAAAGATTAACTTGGATAGAAAATAGATTTCGTAGTTTAAGAGAAGGAAATATTGTAAAAAATATTGATGCTGGAGTTATAGCAGTCGGTCAAAACTGGAGAGGAAAACAAGTAGTTGATATTCAAAAAGAAGTGCTAGAATTTTATGGATTTAATACCCCAAGTGTGTTATATTGGAATTGGCAATATACAAAAGATGAAAATGATGAAACGCTCAGGTCTTATAAAAAGGCAATAACAGTTTTTGATAAAACATTTAAACCAAATACACATGATGAAATTTAATCAAATAATAAATAATTTAATGGAAGGTGGAGTGGGTGGTCATATGGATCACCCATTTGATTTTGCATCTACAGGTCGTGAATTAATTGACATTTTTAATAAAACTGTATTGTCGTTGGAAAAAAGTGATAGTGGGAGTGTAAAAATAGATGGTGTTAATTCTAGTATAAGATTAGTTGATGGCAAATTTGTAATGGATAGAGGCAGTGCTAAACCTCTAGATATTAAAGGAATGCGACCCGAAGATCTTTCAAGTAGATTTGCGCCAGGCCATGGATTTATAAAAATTGGCTCTAAAGTTATTAATATTTTTGACGAAGCAATTCCATCAACTACATCAGAATTGAAACAATTAGGATTATTAGATAACCCAAATATACTTCTAAACATAGAATATGTGGAAGGACAAACTAATGTAGTTGGGTATGATAATATTGGAAACTTTTTAGCAATTCATGGACTGAAAGAGATTAAACCTAAAACATTTGGCAAAGATGGTCGAATAAGAAGTAGAACTTCTGTAGAAATTCCGTATGATAAAAATGTTATGCAGTCATACGTAAACAAATTAAATGAAGTAGCTAAAAAACATGGATTTAAAGTTTTAGGGAGTGTTGATACTAAATTAAAAAGTAGGCCATCATTTAATAATGTGTTAAATCAAAAACTTACATTTTATCCAAATGAAATGCCAGTAACTAAAACATTGGGTGAATGGTTAAATGATGTTACAATACAAACACCGCTTATTACAAGAAAACAATTTTTAGAAGTTTTAAAAAGTAAAAATTTATCAAACGATTTTGATGAAAAAGATATTGATAAATTAATCAATGATTCTGTAGTTTATATTGCTACAGTTAAGATTGGGGACGAAATTTTAAAACAAGCAACGAGTGAAATAGGGGATTTATCGACTCATGAAGGAATAGTCATACGTGATACTAGTATTCATAATAATCCTTATAAAATTACAGGCAATTTTCTGATACGTGGCATGGGAAGTGAATTTGGGAAATAAAATAAATATCTATTAATAGTGTTATGAAAAAAGGAAAAAATAATTTAGATATTCTACGTGATTATGTAGAAGGAAATCGGCCATTTGTTCAAGTAGGTTACGATGGAAGCAGTTCTTGGAAAGATAGAAAAGAAGGCGAAGAATGGGAAGATAGTAAGGGTGTCCGATGGAAAAAAGAAAAGGGTATTAGAAAGCGGATATCCAAAAAATCTGTAATTATTAATGAAAAAAGGTGTAAGCTTTGCAATTGTGATGTTCGATGGGGAAATTATTTAGATGATAGAGTTTGGCCTAAAACACAATTATGTTATGATTGTTTCAATAAAGAAGAAACAAGAATGAAATTAGAAGGAACATGGGAGGTTTTTAATAAAATTCGTGATTTGAAAAATGCAAAGTCCGCAATGCTAGATCACAAAAAAAAGTTTGAAGATGCGAAGAAATGGGCAGAAGAAAATAAAGGTAAACCTCTAGAATTTGTCAATGAAGATGGATCTATAGAAAAATGGGAAAATGATAACAGCGCGGAAAAGATTTTAGAAGACGTTCTTTCAGACTTAAAAATTTTGAATGATAGGTTATCGCAAGTAGACACTATGCTTAAAGATTTAGAAAAGGAATATGAGTCAAAATCTAAGAGAAATAATAAAGAGTGAATATAAAAAGTGTTTAGAAAATCCTATATACTTCATGAAGAAGTATGTCAAAATACAACATCCTATTAAGGGAACATGTAATTTTGACTTGTTTCCATTTCAAGAAACAGCATTATCAAGTTTAGTTAATAATCCTTTAAACATTATTTTAAAAAGTCGTCAGATGGGTATATCCACTTTAACAGCTGCTTACAGCTTGTGGTTAATGACTTTTCATAATGATAAAAATATTCTTTGTATTAGTATTACGCAAGAAACTGCTAAAGAAATTGTTACAAAAGTTAGGTTTGCAAATGATAATTTGCCATCATGGTTAAAAGTTCAATGTATTGAAGATAATAGATTGAGCCTTAGATTAAAAAATGGGTCTCAGATAAAAGCTGTGTCTTCTGCTGGCACAGCTGGTCGTTCTGCTGCTCTATCTCTTCTTGTCATTGATGAAGCTGCTTTTATCGATGGTATTGAAGAAATATGGTTATCTGCTCAATATACCTTATCTACTGGTGGTAGAGCCATTGTGTTAAGTACACCGAATGGGGTAGGTAATTTCTTTCATAAAACGTGGGTAGGGGCAGAATCTGGTGATAATGGATTCAAAACAATAAGACTTCCATGGCATTTGCATCCAGAACGAGATCAAGCATGGCGTGATAGACAAACAGAATTATCTGGTGTAAAAGGCGCGGCACAAGAGTGTGATTGTGATTTTTCAACTTCTGGTAATCAAGTAGTTTCAGTAGATTTATTGGAATTTTATAATTCTACATATATAACTGAGCCAATTGAAAAAAGAGGAGCTGGTGATGATTTTTGGATATGGGAGAGACCCGATTATAGTAAAAACTATATTATAAGTGCTGACTGTGCTCGTGGTGATAGTAGTGATTATAGTGCATTTCAAATATTTGATGTTGAGAGTATGACACAAGTTGCTGAATATAAAGGGCAGATTACTACAAAAGATTATGGTAACATGTTGGTAGGTGTCGCGACAGAATATAATAATGCATTATTAGTTGTAGAAAATAACAACATAGGATGGGCTACTCTTCAACAAATTATTGATAGAGATTATAGAAATACTTTTTATAGCACACCAGATTTAAATATAGTTGATGTTGAACACAGTTATACTAATAAACTTAATCGTCAAGATAAAAAGTTAATAGCTGGATTTACAACTACAAATAAAAATAGACCTTTAATTATCAGTAATATGGAATCATGTTTTAGAGATAAATCTTTAATTATCAAATCTGTTCGATTGTATGAAGAATTAAATGTGTTTATTTGGAATGGAGCTAAAGCAGAAGCAATGAGAGGGTATAATGATGACTTAGTAATGTCATTAAGTATAGGTTTGTGGGTTCGAGACACAGCACTTAAATTAAGAAGTGAACAAATGGCTTATACAAAAAATATGTTGAGTGGAATAAAAAAAATAACAAGCAATGATCCGAGGCCAGGTCCACAAAATAAAATATTATCATCTCCTGAAGAAAACTGGTCTATGGAAGTTGATGGTAAAAAAGAGGACTTAAACTGGTTACTATAATACTTATATATAAGATAATACCGTATGGACGATAAATCATTTCAAGAATTAAAAAACAGATCATTATATGCTAAATTAAAAAGATTATTTAGCAATGATGTAGTTGTTCGAAACGTTGGTGGCAAGAAGTTAAAAGTTATTGACACCGATGAGATTTTTTATGCGACAGATCGTAATAGTTTAAGAGATAGATTTAATCGTCTAAGAACAACTTCTTACAATCAGTACACAAGAGATTATAATCTATCATATCAAAGTTCTAGGGTAGAATTGTTTCGTGATTATGATACAATGGACATGGACCCAATTCTTGCTGCGGCATTAGACATATATGCAGATGAATGTACTACAAGAAATGAGATGGGTGATGTGATAACTGTCAGAAGCACAAATGATGATATTAAATCTGTATTAAATAATTTGTTTTATGATATTTTAAATGTTGAATTTAATTTATGGTCATGGATTCGTAGTTTAGTTAAATATGGAGATTTCTATTTGAGACTTTATATAAGTCCAGAGTATGGGGTTTATATGGTTGAACCACTAAGCACTTATTATGTAACCCGTGTAGAAAATGCTCATCTAACTAATAAAAATTTTGTAAAATTTCAAGTCAACATGCCTTATGGTAATAAAATCGAAGATCTCGAAAACTACCAAATGGCTCATTTCAGATTGTTAAGTGATAGCAATTTTCTTCCATATGGTAAAAGTATGTTAGAAGGTGCTAGACGAGTTTGGAAACAATTAAGTCTAATGGAAGATGCGATGTTAATTCATCGTATTATGAGAGCTCCAGAAAAAAGAATTTTTAAAGTTGACATTGGTAATATTCCACCAAATGAAGTAGATAATCACATGGAGAGAATCATTAGTCAAATGAAAAAAACTCCATACCTTGATCAAAATACTGGTGATTATAATCTTCGTTTTAATTTACAAAATATGGTTGAAGACTTTTTCTTACCGGTTCGCGGTGGTGATAGTGGTACCTCTATAGATAATTTGCCAGGTTTAGAGTGGACAGGTACAGATGATATTGAATATCTTCGTAATAAAATGATGGCTGCTCTTAAAATACCTAAAGCATTTTTAGGATATGATGAAACAGTAAGCGGTAAAGCAACATTAGCA